GAACACTCCTAATTTTGTGCCGGTAGAACCGACCACGGGCTGGATCTTCGCGCCCGGCTTCCAGGCAGTGTTCGGCACTCAATATCCCGATTTCGTCTCGGCTATGGCGATCGACAAGCCCGGCTTTCCAATTTTCGATGCCAATGGAGCTTTCCTGTATCCGGGAGCCACCATCGAGCTCGCCTACGGAACGGGCGCGTAATGGGCGTTCGCTCGGGCGGCTACGGGTTCTCGCCGAAGAGCGGGAATGGTTCGCCGAAGGTCATTGTTGGCCCCGCAGGTCCGCAAGGTCCGCAGGGTGAGCAGGGCCCTGTTGGTTTCGTTGGCCCCGTAGGCCCGCAGGGCGAGGCCGGTTCAATTGGCGCTCAAGGCCCCGCCGGTCCGGTCGGTCCTGTTGGGCCAGTCGGTCCTCCGGGGCCAAAGGGCGATGTCGGAGCGCCGGGACCGATTGGCCCACAAGGTCCGCAGGGGCTGCAAGGTCCGCAGGGTCTTCCAGGCGCTGATTTCGTTCGTGTTCCGCCCTATTCCGAACGCATCGCCACCGGGCGGATCGTCCTCAACAACGGCACTACAGTCGTTAGCGTGGACTCGATCGGCTTTTCGGCAACCATCCGCATTTCCGCGGGCCGCTATCGGTTCACATTCGCCACGCCTCAACCGGATCTGAACTACCTTATTCTTCCCGACATCGTGGACACCACCGCGGTTCGTAAGGTCGAAATCGTGTCAGCAAAGACGCTCACGCATTTCGAGATCACCGTCAATTCGCTCGCCACTAATTTCCCCGCAGCCGATCCCGGCGAAGTCGGCGTTATCACCGAAAGGACGATCAAGGCATGAACTATGTATTCGGTTTGGATGGAGACGAGACCATCCCTGTGACCGGCGGCAGCGATGATGCGACCGTAAACCCGGCTGAGGCCGTCATTTCCTTCGTCGGCAAGGGCAATCGCTTCTATGCCTTTGCAGAGCCGCAGAGCGTCGAGGGCATGAACGTGGACTTCAGCCAGGCAGCGACCTGCTCGAACAAGGCCAGCGAGAACCAGACGGCGATCGACGCCGTGCTGGCGAATCCGCCCACGGGCGTCATTACCCCGGCCTGAGATAGCTGAGCACTCCCTGACTCAGCTTAACTGGGGCCGCTCTTGGAAGTCGGGCGGCCCCGTTTTCTACCCTTGCGCTAGGAGGCGGCATGGTAACTATCCGCCACTCCGTTGTCGTCACAGGCGCGAACGATCCCACGAAGCAGGTCAGCAAAGACGCCTGGAACGACGAGCACGAGATTACCGGCCTCACCAAAGCCGATGTCGGGCTCGGCAATGTGGACAACACGCCTGATGCTTCCAAGCCGATCTCCTCGGCTCAGCAAGCCGCTCTTGACGCAAAGCTGAATGCCGGCCTTGCAGGCGTGTTCGGGTTGTCCTGGCTCGGCACCGCGACAGCGGCGGCGGCCAAGGCGCTTCTGAACCTCGTCAAAGCAGACGTGGGGCTCGACAACGTCGATAACACCTCAGACGCGAACAAGCCGCTTTCCACGGCACAGGCCGCTGCTACGGCGCTTGGAGGGCTCACAGCGTATCAGCCGGGGAGGTGGTATCAGCCAGTCCCGGCCGCAACGGTTACCGGCGTCACCATCTCGCAAAATCGCCTGATCGCGAGCCCCTTCATCGTTCGGCAGCGGGCGACCATTTCCGCGCTAGGAATAAGAATACAGGCGGCCGTCTCAGGCGGGAAGGTGCAAGTCGCGTTCTACGCTTCCGGATCAGACGGCCTGCCTACGGGCGCACCTGTTGCCACTGTGTCGGACCTAAGCACGTCTGCAGTCGGCCTTGTCACCGGCACCGTCTCGCAAGGCACTGTGCAGCTTCAGCCGGGGCTTCACTGGATGGCCGTCAACTGCGACGTGGCGGGAGTCGTCTCAATGGGGCCTTCGGCCAATCTAGCGTGGACCCCCGCGCTGATCGGATCGGCCACCGCCAACAACGTCTACTCCAACGGGAGCCCAGGCTTCGTGCTCTTCAGGGTGCAAAACTACGGTGCTTGGCACACCGCCGGCGCCGGTTCCTTCGTCGAAGTCAACCAGAGTGCCGCCTCCGCCATCATCTTCAAAGTGGACACAACGCCATGATCCACCGCGAGCTAGACGGGACGGTGATGCTAACCGACGACGCCGACCCCTCCCGCACCGCCACAATTGAGGCCGGCACCGCTCCCGAAGCGATTGAGTCCGCCATCGCTGCTTTCTTTGCCGCCTCCGTTCCACCTGTCCCCGAGAGCGTCTCACCACTCCAGATGCGACGAGCTTTGCGCGTGGCGGGGCTTAGGGCGACTGTGGACGCCTTCGTGGCTCAGCAATCCGAAGAAGTTCAGGAGGCATGGGAATATGCCACCATTATCATGCGGACAGACCCAATGATCACGGCAGGTATGACAGCGCTAGGACTGACAGCCCAGCAGGTTGATGACCTTTTTCGACTGGCCGCCTCACTCTAATGGAAGTCTTTGACAGGGCGCTCTTCGACAACGCCGTTTTCGATGTTGGGATCATTCATATCCGAGCTCCCGCCCGCCGTACCCTGTCCATCTCGACAGTCGCTAGGAGCTATACGGCGCGGGGCAGGGGCCGAACAGTCCAGGCAAGGGGGCGGAGATGGCAAGACTAGAGCCAAAGACCGCCACGGAGATTCGCAACTACACCTTCGACTGGTCTACCTTTCTGGGCACCGACACGATCGCCACATCGGACGTGACGGTATCCGGCGTCACGCTCGACAGCGACACAAACGACACCACCAGCGTCACCGTCACGCTTTCCGGCGGCACGAACGGCACGACCGCCCGCGTAACGAACACGATTACCACCGCTGCGGGCCTCACTGAAACCGAGATATTCACACTTCGCATCGTCAACACCGCCGAGCCCATCACCTTCGCTGAAGCGGCAGCTCATTTGAGGCTCGCAGGCGATACCAGCGAACAGGTTCTCATCGAAGGCTACATGACCGCAGCCCGCGAATGGGTAGAGAACTACACCGGCAAGGCTCTCGTCCAGCGGGAGTTCGTCGAATATCACAAGCCTGAGACCACAGGCATCACGCTCTACCGGGCTCCGGTCGTCTCTGCTGTCGTCACCGACTTCGCAGATACAAGGATGCTGAACGGCCGGCTCTATCCGACATCAGGATCTAGCTGGCCTTCGCTTATCTATCCCGATCTTCTCGAGGTAACGTACACCGCCGGATATGCGGCAGGGGAGGAGCCCCAGGCGCTGCTTCAGGCGATGCTGCTGCTGATCGGGCATTGGTACGGCACTCGCGAGACGGTCAACATTGGCAACATCGTCACTGAGGTGCCGTTCGCCGTCACCGCACTCTGCGATCAATATCGGAGCCCTGTCGTATGAGGGCGGGGCCTCGCAATCGCCTGATCGTCTTCGAAAGGGTGGGAGCAGCCACAGACACCGGCCTTCGGAGCAAGGCGGGCGCCTTCGCAGAGCATGCGCGGGCATGGGCAGAGGTGAGCTTCGGCCGCGGCGACGAGCGGAGGCAGGCGGCGCAGGAGAATGCTTCTGCGCCGGCAACGTTCCGCACACTCTGGAATCCGACGCTGGCGACCGTAACGGCCAAGGACCGGATCAACTACGGCGGCTATTGGGACATCACCTCGATAGCCCCGCTCGGCCTTAACGAGGGAATCGAGTTCACCGCCGTTCGGGCGGCCTAGCAGGAGAAGCAGACATGGCAATGCAGCGTGTGCGGGCTCTTCGTCCGCATGGGAACGCCTATGGCGACAGCTACCACAAGAGCAAGGGCGAGGAATACGAACTGCCCACTGTCCAGGCTCGCGCCCTGATTGCCGGCGAACTCGTGGAGAAGATCGATGCCAGCGATGAAGGTGAAAGTGGAGGGGCTGAGGGAGCTGGAACAAGCACTAGCCGCGCTCGGCAAAGTGACCGGAAAGGCCGTACTCCGGCGGGTGGCGAAGGAACGGCTTAAGCCACTGGAGAGCGCCGCTAAGTCACTTGCTCCCGTCGAAGAGGGTAATCTTCGGGAGTCGATCACGACCGGAACCCGCCTCACTCGTCGCCAAGCCGCTCTCGCCAAGAAGGCCACCAAGTCCACAGTCGAGATGCACATGGGTACGTCACACCAAGCGGCTGTCCCGCAGGAGTTCGGAACCTACTTCCACGGCGCTCAGCCCTTCATGCGACCAACGTGGGACGCGAACAAGATGAGCCTGCTGGACGGCATTGCCGAGGATCTGGGGACAGAGATCGATAAGGCGGCGGCCCGGAAGGCGCGGAAAGCGGCAAGGCTCGCAGCGAAGGGGTAAGCGATGGAAGAAGACCTTCGCGCCCGGCTGCTTGCTGCTGTCGGAGTATCGGCGCTTGTCGGGACAAGGGTGGACTGGAGCGAGCGTCCGCAAGGCGATGCGCTTCCGTCGATCACGCTTCACATGATCTCACCGGGGCGCGGCTATCATCACGGCGGCGCTCAGGATCTGGCTGATACAAGGGTTCAGGTCGATTGCTGGGGTGCCGAGCTCGAAGACGCCCACGCCGTAGCCGCGGCAGTTATTCCAATTCTCGAACCCAAAGCCACGCAAGGCTCAACAATCTTTTCGAACAGCTTTCTGGACGGAGCGCGGGACTTCGATCCGGAGAGCCTTCCGGGCGGGGTGACGGGCTACCGTCGATCGCTTGATTTCATCGTGTGGTGGCAACCCGCTCCCTAGGAGGAAAGAATAATGGCAAAGCATGGTTTCGGAGCGACCTTTCAGCTCTCCGCCAGCGCGATCTCGGGCTCAACCGGATTGCTGGCAGAGGTCACGAGCGTCGGCATCCCGAGCTCGGAAGTCGAACTGATCGAGACGACGCATCACGGCTCGACCGGGGCGCAGCGCGAGTATATCGCGGGGCTGATCGACATGCCGGAGTTCCCGGTCTCGATGAACCTCATTCCGGGCTCCACGACGGACACCACCTGCGAAACGGCGGCTGCTTCGCGGGACGTTTATTATTTCAAGACGACCGTGAACGCCAACTCCGGCACC